GGCCCAGCATCTTAACTTAGACGCTGACCAGGAGCAGGCTGACGGCCCTTTGCTTGATAGGCTTATCAAGGCAGCCACCAGTTGGTGCGAGGAGTACCTTAGCAGGCAGCTAATCACAGCCACCTATGCTAACTTCTACAACATATTCAGCGAGCCGCTCCAAGTCTATTACCCACCAGTCCAGAGCATTGCCTTCTTAGAGTATAAGAATGACCAAGGCACTGTTAAGGCAGTTCCGGCCATTGACTTTGTCTTTGACAACACAGTTGACCCGGCTGAAATAAGTTTAGCTGCGGGTAAGACATGGCCAAGCAGCCTTGAGGATGAGGTGAATGTTATTGAGGCTCAGGCAGTTTGTGGGTACGGTGATAATCCAGATGACATACCTGAGGACATCCGCGTTGCTATTCTAATGAAGGTTGCGGGAATGTACGAAAATCGGACAGCAGGCAAAGAGACGGAAGTGAGTGCTGCTGAAAACCTCTTAAAACCGTACCGCGTGCGGCTATTTTGATATGGCAGACAAAGTTGGAAGGCTTGACCGTGTTATAACCCTTCAAAAGCGAGCCGTAAGCCAAAACGCTTTCGGTGAAAAGGTTGACACATTCAGCGATGACCAGAACATGAGGGCTGAGCTTGTAGAGTTTGAGGGCGGTGGTGAAGATTATGAAGCAAAGCAAGAAACAGCAGTCACTGAGCTTGTTTTCCGTGTCCGTTACAAAGAAAAATTGAATGAAGAGGACTTTAGGATCAAGCACAACGGTAAGGTTTTCAACATCAAGCGAGTGATGGAGGACTTGGAGGGGTACAGAAGGCAATATATGAAAATTATTTGCGATGCCCGCTAAGACAAAAGCCAGAGTTGAGGGAATAGATGACGTTAAGAAGCGCCTTAAAGATGTGCAGCGAAACAGCTATCGCAAAAGCACGATTGTAAGCGCTGCAAAGAAGTCAGGCGATCCGATGGTAAATGAAATGAAAAAGAACCTCGCATCTGTGCCTGTTGACCGATCCAGAGCGCTTGCCAAACTTATAGGTAAAAAGCGCATCAGCCGTAAATATGATGGTGACGAGTTCCCAGGTGCCTTTATTGGGTTGAAAAATAAAAACAAGTTTACCGTGCCAGCTTCCGGTGGCGCTTTGAACATATACTGGATTGAGTTTGGAACGGATCAAAGAAAAACAAAATCAGGCAGAGAAACCGGAAGAATAAAAGCTTTTGCTCCGTTACGTCAAGCTATTAAAGCAACGGTGAGGCCCGCCAATCGGAACTTTGTTAATAAATTGATTGAATCAGTCAATGAGCGTATAAACAAAAACAGGCTATGAATTACGGGAAGGTCATATTTAGCTTGCTCAGCAACAGCACGGACGTGACGGCTATTGTAGGCCAGAACATCTACCCTGTTCGCTCTGCCAATCAAACGCCTTTCCCTTATGTAGTTTACAGCCAGGTAGCAAATGAGCCTCAGAACGTCAAACAAAAACAAACGCCCGTTGATATAGCCAGCTTCCAGCTTGATTGTTATGCACGCAACCACACCACAGCCGCTGAATTGAGCGAAAAAGTCAGGACAGCACTGGATAAACAGAGCGGCACAATAGCAGGGCAGGAGGTAGCAGGCACCAGCTTCCAATCCTCTGACTTTGCGTTTGATGAGGATCAGGACGTTCAAAGGGTGATTGTAGAAGTTGACCTATTCATACAAAGGAATTGATATGACCGTACAAGGCGCAGAGTTCAAAGACAAAAATGTTCAGGTGACGCTGACCCAGGACGTTAAGTGGGGCAGTACAACCTACCTGGCAGGCAAGGTAATTACACCAGACCGTGAGTTTCTGGACTACCTGATTGCAGGTGGGCTTGTGGAGGAATACGGTAGCAAATATGGCGAACACCCGCCAGACATCAGGACAAGATCAATCGACACAGGCAAAAATGAATAACTATGGCAGTCAATAACGCTAATGTAATATCGCTCTTTTTGGATGGCACCAAGGTAGCTGTTGCCACGTCCCACACGCTTTCTTTTGAGCGGGAGACAATCGAGACAACTTCCAAAGATGACGGCACTACCGCAACCTTTATCCCTGGAAAGAAAACAGCAACGGTTTCCGTGGAAGGGTACGTTGACCCTGCGGCTTCGCAAAACTTTGATGACCTCTACACCCTGTATGACGCTGATAGCACTTTCAGCTTCAAATACACCGACCAAGTAGTTGGCAACAAGCGCTATGAAGGCACCTGCTTTTTCACCTCGCTTGAGCGGTCTGGAGGGCAGAACGAAGCTGAGACCTTTTCAGGCGAGCTTCAGATAACAGGGTCGGTTTCACAAGTTGACATTACATAAAAGCAAAATCACAAGATAATGGCAGTCAATAATGCTAACGTAGTCACGCTCAGCCTTGGCGGTAACAACGTGGCGGTGGTCACGTCTAACACCTTCAGCCTTGAGCGGGAGACTATTGAAACGACAAGTAAAAGCGATGGCACCACAGCCACCTTTATTCCCGGAAAGAAAACATCTACCTTGAGCGTAGAAGGGTACGTTGACCCAAGCTTTAGTTCAAAAACCGAGGAAGGGTTCAATGACCTTTACACAAAATACGATAATGATACCACTTTTAGCTTCACCTTCACAGACGGCACAAAGACTTACTCTGGCAACTGCTTTTTCACAAGCCTTGAGCGCAGCGGTGGTCAAAATGAGGCTGAAACGTTCAGCGGTGAATTGCAGATCACGGGTGATATTACAGTGGCCTAAGCTTCATTTTAGCGGGTTCCCTTTCCTCCCGCATCGTAGGTACGCCCTGCGGTGTGGAGGATTGGGTTTTTAATTAATAAAAAACGGGGGAAAGTATGCAAATTACAATTAATGAAACAACTTACAGCGCTACCTTCAACTTTAACGCTTTGGATAAGCTCATGGAGGACGCAGGTATTGAAAAGTTTAGCGAGCTGGGTACCATCTTAGGCCAGGATGAAGATGAGGTCAGCCGCACAACGATTGGCAACTATGCCAAGCTGGTGCTTTATGGGATCCAGGAGCATAACCGCATCAATAAAGAGGAGGATGAGCCGGACTTGGCTGACCTCAAACCCATGCTAATCAGCAACCCTGACCTGCTTGAGCAGGTAGCCAACGAGCTACAAAAGGCCCTGCCACAAGGCGAGGAAGAAGAAGGAGGTGGTGCTGAAAAAAAGAAGAAGAGCCAACAAAAGAGCAGCTCAAAGGGCAGTTCCTCGGAATCTTAGGCATCAGGGACTTTCCTGAATGGTCATTGCGCATGCTTATAAATGCCTTGACAGAGTACAAAAACTTCTGCTACGAGCGTGACAAAGTGAGTTGGGAACAGAGCCGCATGATAACGCAAAGCATCATTGCAACCAGTCAAGCCAAAGAGCAAGGCAAACGACAAATGATGAAGCAGCTCAAATTCCCCTGGGACACAGAAGGTGAGCAAGGTCAGGGGCTTACAAAAGAACAGATGGAGGAAATGAAGCGAATATCTGAGCAATACCACGGCAGAAAATTCAAGGAATAGATGGCAAGCCTTAGCGACATAACCGTTGCGATAAGCACCAACATCAGCAACTTCCAGAAAGGGCTTGACCGTGCCCAGCGTAAGCTACAAAAGGCAGGCAAAGGCTTCAAAGAGGCAGGCACAACAATGAGCCAGAGCCTCACGCTGCCGCTGGCTGCCGCTGGTGCTGCTGCTGTTAAGGTGGCCTCAGATTTTGAGGACGCAATGGTAGAGATTGAAAAAGTGACCAGCTCCGCAACCGCTGATGAGCTTAGGAGCAGCATAAAGGCAATGGCCGCTGAAATACCACTTGCTCAGTCGGAGCTTGCTGGATTAGCCGCTGATGCTGCACGCTTTGGCATTTCAGGCCCAAAGGCGATTGAAAAGTTTACACGGACTGCTGCTAAGATGGCTACTGCCACTGAGCTATCAACACAAGAAGCAAGTGAAAGCCTCGCAAAGCTGGCTGAGGTAACAGACACGCCTGTGTCTAAGATGGAAAACCTTGGTAGCGCTGTCAACTCCCTTAGTAACACGGCAGGCACATCCTCTCAGGAGATTGTTGATAACATGCTGCGGGCATCCAAGGGCCTGAGCGCTTTGGGTGTTAATCAAAAAGAAATGGCTGGCCTTGCTGCCACGCTTAATGAGGTCAGCCCCAGCGCCACCAACGCAGGAACGCAACTGAACAGGCTATCAAGCCAACTGCTTGACCCCCGCATTGTCAAGGAGCTTAGCAATATCTTGGGCATGACCTCCGCAGAGTTCAATGAGCTTAGAAAGAACAGCCCTGTTAAGCTGATGCAAAAACTGGCCTCAAGCTTTAGCAATGGTGGCCAGCAAGCAAGGAAGCTGAGGGCTGCGCTATCTGAGCAGAGTGTGAAGGCTGTATCAGGATTAGCGCAAAACATAGGCGGACTTTCACGCAACCTTGACACCAGCAGCACAGCTTTCAGGCAAAACACCTCGCTAAGCAATGAGGCTGAAAAGGCTTACTCAAAGTTTAGCAGCCAGCTCCAGATGGCGCTCAATCGCCTCAGGAATGTAGCAATCACAATCGGAAACAAGTTGATGCCCTTCGTTTTAGATTTGGTTGGTGTTATTGAACGCGGCATTTCAGCTTTCTCAAGCTTATCCAGCAGGATGCAGGATATTATCATTGTAGGCGCAGGCATAGCAGCAGCCCTTGGGCCTGTGTTATTCATATTCGGATTTTTTGTGTCAAGCGTTTTGCCTGGCTTGATTTCAGCTTTGTCCGCTGTGGCAGGTGCTTTTGGTGTGTTATTCAGCCCGATAGGTGCTATTGGTGCAGCCTTAGCGGGTGCGGCTGCCTTGATTATCCAGAACTGGGGTGAGGTCAAGCAGTTCTTCCAAGCACTTGGTGTGACTGATGCGCTTCAAACGCTTTTCAATGTAGCTAAGAAAGTGGTGCAAGGTGTTATTGGAGCGGCTGCTTTGTTATTTAATAAGGTTAGCGGGTTTTTAGAGGGTACTGGTGATACTTTTGCAAAGCTTGGCGAAGTTGTAAGAATGAAGCTTGGCGCAATGTTTAGCTTTTTGAAGTCTACATTTAATGCAATAATTGACGCTGGCTTTGTGCTTTTTGAAGGCATAAAAAGCAGCTTTGGCTTTATTATAGATATTTTCTCATTAGATATGGAAGGTGCGCTAAAGAACTTAAAAGGCATGTTCAAGAGCATCCTGCTTGCTATAATGAAGCTTGTTGAACAGGTAATCAAAAACATACTAAGCTTTTTTCAAAACTTAGCGCAAAAAATACCTGGATTTGGTGACAGCGTTGCTGCCAGCATTGAAGGTATGAAGCATGACATTGACTTTTTTAGCAACAAAGCTAAGTTTGAGTTAGGCTTAACCGATGTAGCAAAAGACGCTGAGCAAACAAAGGAAAGCGTAAAAGATTTAGGCAAAGAAGCAGTTAAGCAAGGCAAAAAGATAACCAGCTCACTTTCATTCCCATCCCTTGGCGGTGGTGGCTCCGGTGGTGGGCAAGATAAAAAGAGCCTGCCCGCCTTAGTGCGTGATTTCACAAACGCCATGAATCAAGGAGGAGGTGGCGGTGGTAGCACGGGCCCTCAGCTATCTAAAAATGAGCAAACACCTGGCATGGCTCCACAAATCCAGAACGTGCAAAAAGAAATCAAGTTAAACCAGCGGCTCATTCAACAAAGGCGGAGAAAGCAGCTTCAGCAAAAGAAAATGAGAATGCTAAGCCAGCAGACTGGTGAAGCTGTTGGCCGCAGCCTTGGCCGCGTCCAGAAAGCGCTTGGCGCATCCTTTAGCGCAATAATCACAGGACAAAAGAAGGCCAGCAAAGCCTTTCAAAACTTTGGTAAGACGGTTGGCAATATTTTCCAGAAACTGCTAACACAACTTATACAGATGGTCATCAAAATGCTCGCCATCAAAGCCATCACAGCCGTAATCACAGG